GCAGTCGGAGCCTCTCCGAACTTGTGTGAGGCTGTACGCGGGATGACTTCGCGGTAGGAGATGACGGCCATGGCTAGTTGAGGATCTCCACGGTGCCGATCTGGCCGTTCCTGTTGAACTGCTGAAGCTCACGCAACTGAGCCTCCTGCAGTTTGCGGTTCTCCTCGGTGAGCGTTCCTGCCTGCATCTTCTCGTCTAGCTTCTGGCGTGCCGTGTCTACGGCTGCATTGAAGTTGGCCTGGAACTCTCGCAGCACTCCGCCAGAGGCTTCGGCCGCAACCTGCCGCTCCAGGTCTTGTATGCGTTGCAGTTGCTCGGCCGTAAGTTCAGGCGTGCGCAGTCCTGGCAATCCAACACCGCCCATGCCGCCTGCGCCAACGGAAACTCGATTTGCAGCAGCTTGCTGGTCACGAAGATTATCAAGCTCTTTTTGGGCCTCAGTGCGAATGTCCAAACCGAGGATCGGGGCGAACCTTTTGACGAAGGCTTCGATGAACTTTGCCAACCCGAGGAACGCATTGCCGGCGAGCTTGATGAAATCCAACAGCCCAGCCGCCACCTGCTGGGCGATCTGCTGCGGCCCGGCCTGCTTAATCACGCCCAGAAGCTCTTGAGCGATCGTGCTAATCGGGCCAGCAAGCTCGCCCAGGATCGACCCTGCCAGCCCTTTGACCGTTGCCCAGACGGTGGCGAACGAGTCATTCATGCTGTCGATGGCTTTGACGGCGTCCTCGCTCACCACCTGGCCCAGCGAGACAGCCTCTTCCCGCATCTGCGTCAGAGCACCAGGCCCGAGCGTGAAGAGTTCGCCGAGTTCGATGCCGCCCTTGCCAAAGAACTGCACGGCCTTGGCGGCACGCTCGGCGGGGTCGGCAATGCCAGCCAACGCATCGACAACCATCTCGAACTGCTTTTCCGGCGTAGCGGCCTTGAGATCGGTGAACACGATGCCGAGCTCTTCAAACTTCTTTTGCGCCTTCTCGTCGAGCGTCGCTTTGCCAATGTTGATCGTCAGTTTCTGGATCTGCTTGGCAAACGATTCCACGCTCACGCCAGTGTCAGCGGCCGCCCTGGCGTAAGCCTGCAACGCCTCAACGCCGACGCCGGTGCGGTTGGCCACGTCGTTCAACGCGTCGAGCTCTTCGCCAACACTCAAGGCGAAAGACGTGACAGAAGTGACGGCACCAGTCACGGCACCCGAGAGACTAAGAAAAGCAGAAGTGGCAGCCTGGAGCCCGCCCAGGGCCAACTTGCCAATCTCAATGTTCTTCAGCGTGCCAAGATCGGCCGACGCCTTCTTGCCGGCCTCGCCCATGGAGTCCAGCTTTTGGTTCACATCGGCCACGGCCTGGGCCAGCTGTGCCGTATTGGCACTGATCTGCATCGCGAGTCCGAGTGCCGTGCTCATGTCATTTGCCGTCTAAGTCGATCTTCATCTGGGCCAGCACGTCGAGCATCTGCGTCTTGTGCTGCGGTGGTCTTTCGGTCGGAATAAAGTCTCTTGGCTTTGGGCACTGGCCTCGGCGTGAGTGCGGTGCCAGCACTGCACTGGCCAACACTCCAGTCTGAGCCCATGAGTTGTCGAGCGGCTGGAAGTAGCGGGCAAAGGCCAGCCACTCCGACAGCTCGCGTGAATCCATCCGCTGCTCGAGCTCGCCGACCGTCATCTTTAGATGCCCGGCCAACATGAACAGGAACTGCCGCGACGGTCTCGCGCTAAAGCTCGCCGGCGAGTTCGACTACGTCCGCCTCCGTGAGTTTGTTGTGCTTCTGTGCGATGTCGAACAGTTCGCCCATAACTGCACCGTCGAGATCGGCCACCTCGGAAATCTCATCGTCTTTCCAGATCCGTACGCCGTGCTCGTCGCAGAGAGTCCGCACGAGATAGAACGCACGGAAGTTATGGAACTTCTCCATGCCCTTGCTGCGGATGTCGATCCACGCGAGTTCCCATGCGTCCCGCTCGCCGACGCTCATGACGCGGACGTGCACGTCAAAGCCCCACTCTTTCACGTGGACCTTGAGCGGCTTGCGAACGCTTGCGGCCTTGATCTGTTCTTTCAGTCCCATGTCACCCATCCAAAAGTCTGAACGTCACGGTGTAACGGGTTACGCCGTTCAACTCGGGCGCGACGCTCAAGCCCTCATAGACTGCCTTGCTCGTCAAGCCAGCGCCGCCGCCAGTGATGACGATGTCAGCCCTGGTGCCGTACTTCGCCGTGGTGATGTTGGCCGTGCCCATGCAGCCGACAGTGACCGTGCCGACCTCATCGGTCCACAGCGATGAGCGGCCCTTAGCCGGGCCGCCGCCGTATTGCCACGACAACTCCGAAACCTCGGAGAACGCCACGCCGTCAAACGTGACAGAGATGCCAGTGCTATGAGCCGCCACGGGTAAGCCTCCGTGCGACTACGGCACCTGGAAGGAAGCGGAACCACGCACGGCGTCGTTGACCGTCAGCGTGACGCTGGAAGACTTGCACGTGGCGGTCACGCTCAGCGTGATCCCGCCAGTGATGGCGAGCGTTCCAGTGGCACCCTGGGCAACCGGCGTGCCGGACGCAGCCAGGTACTCGACAGAGACTTCCTTGCCGGTGTCACCAGCAGAGCCCTTGAGCGGGCGGCTCATCGTCAGCACGGTCGCCCCGGTGGTCTGGCCCAGGTGTGACACGTCGATCTGATCGGTGGCAGCGTTGTCCGTGATCGAGTAGGTGATGCTCGTGACGGTGTAGACGGTGCCTGCAAACGTGAAGGTCGTGCCGCTCGAATCATGGGGCGTGTAGGCCATGCTTTATCCCTCGCTCCACCAGCAGTCGTACCGCTGCGTCACCTGATAGACCGGCGGGAGATCCGCTCCAGCCAGCTGCACAAAGTCGTCGGATTCGTCCTCCAACGACGTTTGCTTCACTTCTGTATTGTTCGACGTTCCGCCGTATCCATCCAGAACGAGCCGCATGGCGTCGGCCACCTGGCGGGCCTCTTCGTACGTCGTGCCGTAGATGCTGTATTCCACACTGACTCGCGGCATACCCATCGGGCCGCCGAGCGTCTGCTCACGCTGGATGCCAGAACGTCGCCACGTGACGAACGGCAGCGACGCCGACGCCGGGGCCAGCACCGGGTAGATGCGTGAACTCACCAGCGACGTGACGGCCGTGGTGCCGACCAGGGCTGCACGGAGGACGGCTTCTGGGGATTTGAGGCTCATTTGCCGCCAGCCCTTCCTTTGAATGGATTGGCCATTTCCTTGATGGCGTTATTCAGGGCGGCAGTCATCTCCTTTGTGAGATTTGCCGAGACCTGTGACCGCGTACGCTCGAACGCAGTCTTCACCGGCGGAACTCCTGCCTTTCCGCCGAGCGGGAACTTTCCGAGATCTACGGCAGTTCCCTTCTTGGCTACCTTTACGAAGCCTTTTGGCGGCTTCGGCTTGGTAGTCACCGCACCAGATCGCCGTGCGACAACAACTTTTACTGCACCGCTTCTCTTAAAACTGCTGGCGATGTTTCCTTTAGTGCGACGCTCTTTGGTGCCGAACTCGACAAACCCTTGGTGGTAGCCTTTTTCGTTTGACTTAGCGTCCTTCTTGCCGCGTGGCGGTGCGGTATACCCGACAAGTGCCACGCCAGACCCAGTCTTTGTGTACCGCTTGGTCTTTTTACGAATTGCCCGTTTCAGGTTTCCTGTCGGGCCTCGCGGCGTCAGTGTCTTGAGCATCTGAAAGCCGGGCTCCAAGGCACGGCCCAAGGCAGCCGCCATGTACTTAGCCGAGATATTCTTCGGCAAAGACCTAAACGCAGCCTTGAGTTCCTCCAGTTCGGGGAACTCCACACTGACTTCGATGCCGCCTGCCATCACGTCACCTCTTCGCAGATGGCGACGTGTTCGCTGCGGTTGCCGTACTCGAGCAGGCTAACGATGTTGAGCGTCCGCGTACGCCAGGCGAAGCGATCGCGCTGCGTCAGGCCAGGCAGATAACGCATCCGCACCCGGTGCGTGATCGTGGTGTCTTGCTGGCCAGCCGCCAGAGCCTCACGAGCCGAGACGCCTTCCACGCTCGCCCACACGGCTGACGAGTTGCTCCACGACAGGACCGTCTCGCCGAGAGTGTTTGTGGCACCGCTGGCGACCTGCACCGTAACACGCTCGCGGAGCTTGCCTGGGTCGATCACCGATAGGCCCCCCACCGCTGCGAGTCGAGCAGGGACTGCACGCCGTACGGCACCTCCTGCGGCACGGCACCGGTCGCAATCACAGCCTGGCGGCTTTCGTACCAGTGGCCCACCAGCATCAGGATCGCGTGCCGAATCGCCGCCGGCACGCTCGTGCCGCTCGCCCCGTACCCGCCCCACCACGTCACGCTGATAGCGTTGTCATCCCGCAGATGCGGCGGCCACGTCTGGCCATAGAGCGTCTTCACGGTGCCAGGCGTGCCGGCCCGGTCCACGCGGTAGCTCGCCGTTGAGTAGGTGGACGTAGTGCCGTTCTCAAACGTGAACGTCAGAGCCACCGCCGTGGCCGTGCCAGCGGCAGCCATTGGCGGGCGTGGCAGTTCGATGTCGTGCGTCCCGTCCGGCGGGAACGTGTCAAACCGCACCAACCACTGCGTATGCACTAGCGTGCGGTCGAGATACTCTTCACACCACTCACGGGCCGCAGCGATCAGCGTGCCGATGTAGGTGTCATCGTCGCTGGTATCGACCCGCAGGTGGGCCTTGGCCTCGGCGAGCGTGACGGGCTCAACCGCTGGCGGCGTCGCTCTGATCAGACTTCGGTACTGCACGGCGTCCTCGTCTCCTGGGCGTGGCGTCTGCCGTCTCGGCGTCGTGCTCGATGGCGGCCGTCTCGATCAGATCCTGCTGCCGGTCTTCGATGGCCACGCCCTGGGCCACCAGCTGCGTCGCC